GTATGCATAGCGTTTACCTATAGGTAAAGATAATTCATTCCAGATATACATCCAATCCGAATGATGTTTGTCTATTTGTTGACCACCAATTTCAATAATTACACTTTTAAGTAAACGTAAACCTAAATAATGAACATATTCATCTGTTCCAGAACCTGTGACTGCTGGTACATCTAATTGTAAATACACACGGTTAATTAAATCACCGTTGCGAGATATTTGACAGGTAACCGTATTACCATAACCTGGATTGCCATTGAAAGTTTGTTGAATAGCTTCCAATGCAAAGTTAGTATGACGACGATATACTACTTTAAAAAAGGTAATTTGAGGATTACCAGTTAAGTAAACGTCTTGAGCGCCATAAGCTACTAATTGAAGAAGACCACCACCCATATTGCTATATTCTTTATACTATTATAGGAGAAAAAAATATAAATTAGTACGCGAATAAATTTAATATATAAAACTAAAATTTAATAATTCTATTATATATGATGTTTAAAGAAAAATCATCAAAAAAGAAAATTTCAATTGATTCAAATGAAAGCTATACATTAGATGCGATGCATAATAATATGATAAAAAAATTTGAGAATATTAATAAAGATTTAGAACATTATAATAGTTTATTAAATGATTATGAAAGTAAGTCAAATATAATAAGTAGAAAATTGGAATTAGAAAATGATGATAAGGATAAAAGATCGCAATTATGGTCAAGTAATATAGAATTGCGTGAAAATATAATAGATATTAAAAGTAAAATAAAAAATTTAACTAATAATTACGACGAAATAGAATATTATAAAAATACAAGCTATATTTTATTTCAATATTACGATACGGTTGATAAACAATCACATATTAATAATTCATTAGTTGGTAATGCAAATATTATAAAGTCTTCTTCTAATTTACCAATAAAACAAAATAGATCTTATAAAAATGAAAATAAAAAAAAAAAAAATATAGTAATATACAATACAAAAAATGTATTAGACGCTTTAAATAATGTAAATAATAATAATGACGATAATGATAATAGTAATGTTGATGATGTTGATGATGTTGATGATTTATCAGATATAAACGAAGATAAAAGTGCTCTTGTTGATAAATATATGTCAATTATTAACAAAAAATATGTCAGGACAGTAGAAGAAGAAAATGTAGAAATATGTAAAGTATGTAATTGCCAAATGATATGTTTGCAACAGGACGCTATAATGATATGTAACAGTTGTGGATATCAAGAATTATTACTTGTTGAGCAAAATAGACCTATATTAAAACAAAATACAAAAGATACTTCTCATTTTTGTTATAAACGTATTAATCATTTCAGAGAATGGTGTAATCAAGTTCAAGGTAAAGAAAGTACAGATATACCAGATGAAATTTTTGAAAAAATTTTGGCAGAAATTAAAAAAGAAAAAATTATTGATCTCAAAACTATTACATATACAAAAATGCGCGATATTCTTAAAAGATTACGCATAAATAAATATTATGAACATATAAATTACATAATAAATCGAATAAACGGTATTCCAACACCTCAATTTAGCCCAGAGTTAGAAGAAAAACTATGTAGTATGTTTAGAAGTATACAAGCACCGTTTCTGAAACATTGTCCTAAAGATAGAAAGAATTTTTTATCATATAGCTATGTTTTATATAAATTTTTTCAAATACTAAATCTTGATGAATATCTCAAATATTTTCCTTTGCTTAAAAGTCGAGAAAAACTCTACATTCAAGATCAAATATGGAAAAAAATTTGTATTGAATTAAATTATGAGATTATACCTTCTCTTTAATTTATTAAATTCCAATTGGAAATCCAACTAAACTAAATCCAGCACCTAACCCGACACCCTGTCTAGCACTTTTTGAAATTGTAGGAGATAGTAAATCTAGTATAGCAAAAGTACATGCTGCAGTAAGTGATAGTAACCATATTTCATTCCATTCAAGTTTGTTTTTTGGCAATATTATAGCAATAAATCCTATAACTAAACCTTCAGCAAGATATTTAATTAATCTAAATCCTGCTTCAGAATAATCAAATTTATATTCCATTCTTATTAATTATTTATATTTTTAATTTATAATAAAAATATATAAGATTAATATTATATAAATTATCATAAAGAACATGACAACTGTTGAAAATAAAAAAATAGAATTAGTAGACCCTAAAATAGAAGATCATTTAGACGAAGATAAGCCTATTCGTGGTCAGAAATATGTACTACTATCGTTTGTAAGTCCTGAAGATGTTATTGCAAATAAAGATGTAGTAATTTTTAGTAAATTTATTGAAAGTTTTTCAAATAATGTAAAAAATATGTTTGAATCTATAAAAGAAAAATATCCAGAAACATCTGATGTAATTAATAGTCTTTCGGAAACTCATAAATTTGTTCTTGATCCCAAAGATCTAAATGAACAATATAACTTTTTTAAATCTGTTAATGGTCAAGAATTAGAAGCTAAATATCATGCTGATAATAAAGGAATTACATCAATACGTGGTGTAAAAGTTAGAGGATGTTTTGATACAATTGATGAAGCTAAAATACGTAGTGAATTTCTCAAAAAATTAGGAGATAAATTCCATATTTATGTTGGCGAAGTTGGATGTTGGTGTGCTTGGGCACCTGATCCAGAATTTATTAAAGATGTTGAATATTCTAATTCACAACTTAATACTTTAATGAAGGAATATAAACAAAATATGGAAGATAAAGACACTATTTTTGAAAGCCGTAAAAATGATATAATTGCTGCATCTTCACAACAATCTTCTCAAACACCGACAGATGCTTTAAATGATGATATATCCGATGATACTAATGTAGAATTATCGAGTATTAAAGAAAGTCTTGAAAATGTAGATGTTTGGAGTGATCGTGATAAATAATTACTTTACATTATTTAGAGTCGTACCTATTATAAAATGAAAGCGATTGCTATATTTGTATTATTTATAGGTAGTTTATTAATAATTCAAGGATATTATAGTAATCTCAAAATATGTAAAAAGGATAAAGTAGTTGTTAAATATATTCCAAGAAATGTATATGAAGATCAAATGAGTCCAGAACAAAATTTAGAAACGTTCTATAAGAGTATGTTTGAAGATATCATGTTAATATAATTTTATTATTTTTATCCTCAATATTATTAAAATGGAAATATTAAGAAATATAGAAAAAAATGTCATAGACATAGTAAATTCAAATAATGCAATTAATTTAGAACCTTTAAATAAAAATATAAATATTTATTTTGAATATATATCTAACAAAGAAGATATTGATAATAAAAAAAGAGATATATATATTGAAAATTATGAAAATAAAAGGATTGCTCAAGATATAGAATATGATAATTATCTAAAAGAAAAGAAAGATCTAAAAGGATTATTACAATCAGAAAAAACAAAAACTGCTCTTCATAACTATTTAAGACTAAAACATCCAAAATATACAAATGATTTAAATGTACATACTTATCACAATATCGTTTTAAAAAAAGAAAAAGCTATAAAAGATCAATTAGTATCTCCTTATAAACCTACTAAACCTACTAAACCTACTAAACCTACTAAACCCGCTAAAATATGCCCTGAAGGAAAAGAAGTAAATCCAGTAACTGGAAATTGTGTTAATAAATGTAAAGTAGATGAATTTAGAAATGTTGAAACTGGTAAATGTAATAAAAATAAAGCAATTAAAAAGGTAGTAAAAAAGCAAGAAGTTAAACAAGAAGAAAATCAAGAAGTTAAAAAAGAAGAAAATCAAGAAGTTAAACAAGAAGAAAAGCAAGAAGTTAAACAAGATAAATGTTCGGAAGATAAAAAAAAAGAGTGTGAAGAAAAAGGAAAAAAATGTAATCCCGATTCTGGAAGATGTATAAAAAAATAAATTGCGTTTTAAAATAGGTTATCAAAATATAATATAAAATTAGGATTTGCTTAGAATTAAAATGTCGACACCTACTGCTACATTACCAAAAAATACTGACAATAAAAAACAGGACAGAAATGATATTAATGATCCATTGGTACAAGATGTGTTAAATGAGTTTCGTGACGAATATTCTTCAAATAATAAAAATAATAATGGTGGGGGTGGTGAAATGCTAACGGAATTTGAAGATATAGTTGAATTCCCTCCAGATGAAAACTATCATTCTCGACCAATGCAATATAGAAAATCTAACTATAATATGCCAGATAATTATTATAATAATCAACCTCATCAACATAATAGGACTGATAGCCATTCGTATTTAAATATTGATATTGAAATAGTTAAAAAAAATTTAACAATTGTTATAATTGTATTATTAATCCACAATACAGGGATTATGGCATTTATATATGAAAAAATGCCAGAATATTTACATGAAAATTTAAATGCTTATGATATTGCTTTTAAATCAATGTTATTATTCATAGTTTTATATATACTAAATATATTACATTATATTTAATTTCTGTATGTATAATTTATTAATTGACTACTTTTATTAGATGTTAATGATGATGAATATTTATAAATAAAAAATACACCAATAAAAAACGTTAAAAATATTGTAAATATAGTAGTACCAAACAATATTTTATAAGAAGTCATATCAAATTTTTCTTTATTCATAACAACTAATGATATTATGACTACCGTATATAATATAATTATCATAGAGTATACAGCAATAAATAGATATTGATTACTATAAGTTGATGTACTATAACTCCATAATAATAAAACTACTACTATTATGCTCATAATCGAATATCCAAATAACACAAATGTATTTTTTACAACTGCATCATTTTCAGTTTGTGATACAAATCTTTCTCTTGGCATTATTATCTATTAATCATAAAGATAATAATAATTTATACTAATTGATCATAATTTAAATCACCATAATAACCACAATTATAATCGTATCCTCCTAAATGATTATTACCATCATTTAATCCTTGTGATTTATATAAATGTTGTTTAGTGAATTCTCCAGATGTATCACCAATTTCTCTATTATGATAATTGTTATCATCATAAATGTTATTTTGTGCAGCGTGTAAATGTTCTTGGGAAATAAATGGACCATAACCTTCTTTATCTTCTAATTTATTTATATCTCTAATAACATTTTTTTTTGCATGATTATCTAATTTACAAATATCATTTTCACATTTTTTTTTTACATTTTCTGTATTGTTATTTAATTCTTTTTTAATTTCATATTTTATTTTTTCAATTTCTATACGAACCTTCTTTTTTTCTATAATTTCAGTATTATATATTCTAAAATATATTACTAATAGTGCTAATGTTATAACAAATCCAGCAATATTGTCGATAAATATTAATACTGCTAAACATAAAGTAGCCAAATAAACTTGCATATATGGATCTTTAAACAGTATTTTAAATGGTATGTCGCGAATTAATACTACTATTGATAATATTATAACTGAAAAAATTCTAAATAAATCAATAATCATTAATTATTATATCTCTATTATAATTCATATAAAAAAATGATAACATAATATTTATGTAATAAGAATAAAGAATTATATAAGATGTTGACAATCAATGGTTATAGTATTGTTAAATCTTCATTAGATAATGATAAGTTAATAAAAATAAAAGAAGATTTAACAATGAAACCACGAATAAATTTTGATATAGGTGTTAAAAAAGAGAATAATGATAATACATTTGTTTTATATCGTGAAACTGAAAAACGTATATACATACCCCGTTATTATGGCTTTTGTCAATTTGGTTTACCTAAAATATCAAAAGTAACAGGTGGTTTAGATATCAATGTAGATTTTAATGGTAAATTAAGAGATTATCAATTAGAACCTGTTAATAAATTCTTAGAAGCTGCTAAAAATCCTCTTAAAATGGGTGGTATTATTTCCGTACCTTGTGGTTTTGGAAAAACTATAATGGGACTTTACATTGCATGCCAACTTAAGAAAAAAACTATGTTTGTTAGTCATAAAGATTTCTTAAATCAACAATTCGTAGATACAGTCAAAACATTTTCTCCAAATGCCAATATTGGTATTATTAAACAAAATAAAGTTGATATAGAAAATAAGGATTTTATAATAGCATCTCTACAATCACTTTGTATGAGAGATTATGATATTAATATTTTCAATGATATTGGATTTATTATAATTGATGAAGTTCATCATACAGGTGCACAAGTTTTTTGCAGAGCATTTAAAAAATTACATACTCCAATAATTCTTGGATTATCTGCTACATTAAATCGTAAAGATGGTATGCGAAAAGTTTTTGAGTATTATATGGGTACTTCCGTATATACTATGAAAAAAAAGGAATTTACAGAAGTTGAAGTGCAAATTCATAAATATTACGAACCTAATATAGAATATTCAGGTATTAAACAAATGTGGAATGGTAGAGATAATATTGCTGCAATGATAAATAATATTTGTAATTTTAAACCACGTACCGAATATATTATAAATGTTTTAGAAAGTATAATTAAAAAAGAACCTGATCGACGTATACTCATTTTAAGTGAACGTAGAAATTTACTTAATGATATTGAAAAATATATTATAGATAAAAATATTTTAAATAAAGACTATGGATTTTATGTTGGTAAAATGAAGCAAAGTGATTTAAATATATCAGCTGAAAAACAAATCATATTAGCAACATACCAACTTGCATCTGAAGGATTTAATGTACCAACTCTAAATACTATAATATTTGCTTCACCTATATCTGATATTCAACAATCAATAGGTCGTATTCTTAGAGAACGACCAGAAGATAGAAAATATATACCATTATGTATTGATATTTTAGATGAGTTTTCTGCATTTAAAAGGAAAGGATATGCACGTACAAAGTTTTATAATACAAATAAGTATAATATATCTTATTATCTTGATAATGAATTAATTAATTATCAAGATAATACAACTGAAGAAGAAACAAAAACAAAATTAAATTTTATAGAAGATGATGATTAAAATATTATTTTAATATAGTAATAGTAAATATGATAGATAAAGAAATATACTATATAGAAATCATATGTATTATATTTCTAATATTATTTTTAGCATTATTATTTTATAACGTAACTATTCCCGAACCTGTTAAAGAAATTGAAAATGAATCTGATTATGTTATACCAAAAAAAGAAATTAAAATATCTAACCATGATGTTAAAGTAAGATGCCCTCCTAAATTAATTAATTTATATAATGAAGATATTAAACAATTACCAAATAAAAACGATATAAATATTATAAATAAAAGTAGAATTAATCTTTATAATAATAACAATTTAATTGATAACCCAAACTTTAATAAAGAAATTATAACTCAAGAATCTATTAAAACAAAGAAGGATAGGGAATTTGATCCAGAATTAGAAAAGGTTTATACTACAGATCTAGCTGAAAATAATAATCCAAATATTGATTATAATCAAATATTTGATTATTCCGTAAAACCTAATAAAAGTGATTTGCCAATGGTTAATATGCCCGCATGCTATCTCAAAAGTAATTCCAGATCCTTTAAATTATCTGATAAATTAGCCCAATTATAAAATGAGTACATAATTTAATTTTAATTTGATATTTATTGATTTATATATTTTTTAACATAATTTGTAATTATGTACTCATTTAAACAATATTCAATAATAAATTAATGAATTAAATAACAACAGATTAATTACAGATATTATTTAAATATGTTATTATTAATTTTTTATATGAATTATCATTAGTTTTTTTAAAAGTAATAGTATAATTTTTATTTAATATAAACACTTTTTCTTTATCTGTTAATATATATCTATCTACATATTCTATGAGATCATATAGAGTTTTATTTCTAATATATATATTTAATTTAGATAAAAAGATTTTAAATACACTTTTATATCTAAAAATATAGAGATCTTTAATAGAATATAATGCATATAATATATTATCTTTATATTCAATTTTATCTACTAAATTGTCAATAATTACATTATTAATTATTTCCGTTGATTCCCTAATAGCATCTTTTAAAGCAAAAAAAGATTCAATTTGCGATTCATCATGATTATTATTATTGGTTTTTAAAGTTGACAATACTGGTTTTAAATTATCTCTAATCTTACCTCTTACTGACCATATAGGAGTACTATCAAATAAATATGGTATATTATTATTATTAGCATATTTTACAATATCTACTTTTTTAACATTAAGCATTGGTCTCCAAAAATTAATAGAATCTATTGATTTTAAAATTTCCATACCAGATAAATTATCATAATTATTTTTATTTGTTATATTTGTTATTATATTTTCAAAACAATCATCTTTATTATGACCAAGTAATACATATGTATTATTATCACTTATTTTTTCGTACATATTATATCTAATTTTTTTTGTGAGTTCTTCATAAATATCTCTTAATCCATTATTTAAACAATCACATCTACTTATTTCAGTAATTGTTCTATATACTAACTTAACATCCAACATATTACAAAAATAATTTACAAATTCTAATTCATCTGTTGATTCAATACGATTATTATAATTTATATGAACAGCTATAACGTTATTAGTTATTTTTTTAATAATATGTAAAGCTACAATACTATCTACACCTCCTGATAATGAAACTATAATTCTACAATTATTTTTAAGTTTAATATATTCATTTTTTACTGTTGTAAATATAATATTATTATTTGTAGAAACTTTTTTTTGAATCAAAGAATTTTTATCAAATATATTTTGATCAATTTCTTCAAATTTTTTAACTATTAAAGTATTATTCACATATGTTTCATTGATATCTGAATAGATATTATTTATAGTTGCATAAATATATCTTTTACATTTAGTTTTATTTAATTCATTTGAATTATTATAAATACTTATAAATATATTAATAATTTCATGAATTTTACTTATATCTTTCACGTGTCTAAATGGTAAATAAACAAAAAATAATTCATCGATTGTTAATATTTTTTCATAAATACTTAGCACATAATTTGAAAATTTAATTGCATCATAAGAATA